AGCTGTATTTTGACTACCAGTTGTTGTTGAAGCTAATGACCTATAACCTAATGATGAATTTTCAGAACCTGTTGTTACTTCATCTGCTGAGTTAGCACCAACTGCTGTGTTTTCTGAACCTGTAGTATTTGATAATAAAGCAGCCATTCCAACTGCTGTATTATTACTGGCTGTAGTGTTTGAGAACAAAGACCTACGACCAACTGCTGTATTTGAAGCACCTGTAGTATTTGATAACAAAGAATTACCACCAATACCTGTATTATAGTTTGCTGTAGTATTAGCACTTAAACTTCCATAACCTAATGCTGTATTTAATTCACCTGTGGTGTTTGCATCAAAAGCTAGACTACCTACGACAGTATTTTGTTGCCCTGTGGTTATTGATTCACCAGCACTATAACCTACTGCTGTATTATGAGCAGAAGTAGCACTTGTAAAGTTTTGTGTTTTTAATGCACCTCTACCAATAGCTGTTGAATAATTACCTTTAGTTTCAGCACTTAATGCTAAAGCACCTATTGCTGTGTTATCTTGTCCAGTATTAATTGCATCGGCTGCTTCAGAGCCAACAGCAGTATTTCTAACACCTGTCGTATTTGAACCTAAAGCTGCATTACCAACTGCCGTAACGTGTGATGCAGTTGTATTACTAGCTAAAGAATTAAATCCTAATGCTGTGTTTACAGCACCTGTAGTGTTATCAGATAGAGAATTAAAACCAACTGCTGTGTTGTTATTTGCTGTAGTAGCAGAATATAGTGCGTTTTTACCAACTGCTGTATTGTAATCGCCTGTTGTGTTTGTTAATAAAGTATTAGCACCCAAAGCTGTATTGTCAAAGCCTGTAGTGTTTGATATTAAAGCATCATTTCCAACTGCAGTATTATTTGATGCTGTACTATTTGAACCTAAAGTTCCTCTACCTAAAGCAGTATTGTTTGAACCTGTTGTATTACTTTCTAAAGCACCTGTTCCAACACCTACATTATCATTACCAGTTGTATTTGCCCCCAAGGCCAAATATCCAACAGCCACGTTTGGAGTTCCTGATGTGTTTGCATATAAAGCATAATGACCTATAGCAGTATTATTATTACCACTTAAAGAACCACTAATTAAGGCTGCACCACCTAAAGCTACGTTGCCTGTACCAGTTGGATAATTACCATTAAGTTTAATTGTTCCACCTTCTATTGAGGCATTACCGCTTACAGTTAAACCTGTAAGAGTTCCTACGCTAGTTATGTTGGTTTGTGCTGCTGTAGCAAGTGTACCAGTAATAGATGTGCTTGCTGATAAAGTTGTGAATGATCCAGCTGCTGCTGTAGTGCCACCAATGACAGAACTATCAATTACTGCTCCGTCTAAGTTTAATGCTACTGAAGTACCATTAGATGCAAATATTCCATCAAGAGTATCGAGGTCAGCGTTTAGCTTTGTACCCCAGGTATCAGTAGATGCTCCTACTTCTGGTTTAGTTAAATTTAAATTCGTTGTAAATGTATCTGCCATAATTTATTCCTGTTTATGCTGCGATGTCAGTCCAATTAGTATTTGTTGAGGACTGATCTGTCCAAGTTGTTGTAGCTGGTGTTTGGTCTGTGTAAATAGTATCTGCTACAGTCTGGTCTTCCCATTTTAAACTACCTATCGCAGAAAAACCACTTGTTTGTTGAATACTAGAAGTGCCAGTTTGAACCAATGAACCAGTTACATCTAAGTTAGTTGTAGCGTTTATTTGACTTGCTGCTGATACGATAAAGACACCAACAGCCGTTACGTTTGTAGATGCGGTAATATTTGATTCACCAACATCAATTTGTGTGCCTACTGCACTAAGACTTGAAGATGCTGCCATTAGCACGCCACCAATATCTATTTGAGTACCTACGGCTGTTAGGCTAGATGTTGATGATATGCTTGTCGCACCAAATTTAATTCTAACACCAGTCGATGTAAGACTTGATGTTGCTGTGATTTGTGAAGCACCTTGTATTGGGACGAGTCCAACTGCTGTGACACTAGAAGAAGCTGTTATTGAAACTTCTCCAGTTACAGGTACAACACCAACCGCAGTTAGGTTTGATGTTGCTGTGATTGAGCTTTCAGCTAATTCAAATTGTGGTGTTCCCCAGTAAGACTTACCGTATCCACCAAAACCATAGCCAACTGAAGCCATGTTATTAAGCTACAGTTATGTCTATAGCACCTGCATTAAATCTAAATACATCTCCAGTAGAAACAGTTTTGCTTGTAGTTAAGTTTCCATAAGCAAGTAAGTTACCAGATGATGAAGCGTCAAAAACACCTACTGCAACAACAGTACCATAATTAGCTGTAGCTGTTGGGTATTCTATTGCTGATGTGTTTGATGCTGTATCGTTAGTAACAGTAAAAGCTGCTGTTTGTCTTGCATAAGCTCCGCCTGAAACCTCTGTACCACCACCAGTATCACTTGGTGCTGATGTATATAATGCTACATATAATGTTGCTGGAGCTGTATAGGCTGATCCACCAAATACATGACCAACAACTTTGTTCTCTAAATAATCTGAAAATCCAGCCATTCTATTCTCCTTTATTAATTACCGTAGTAATAATTTCTTTTTTGTTTTTTTCCGTAAGTTCTTCTTCGCATCATTAAAGAACCTTTACCAAATGCAGCTTTCTCTTGTTCGAGTCTCATTTCTTCTAATGCCTTCTCAAACTGTTGAGTGAACATTGGTATTCTTTCATCTTCCATTAAAAAAATAGAAGCGTGTTTTAATGCACCATATAAATAAACATCTGGGTGCGAGACTGATACAAAGTTACTTGTATTGGAATCACTTAATGCAGATATTTTAGCATAGTAAGTTAGTTGTAGGGTATATTCTCCATCAGGAGTTGGTGCTAATTCTATAGAGTCATCAACCATTGCATAGTAGACAGGTTGGCCCGTAGAGTTGTTGTTTGATTTTCTATAGACATCTAAGGACTCTATAGATTGTTGGAATAAAGGACTGAAATCGTTTGATGTAATTTCTACATTAATTGCCTCTATCCAATCTGTTGGAACTGTTAAATATTGTGAGTCAGCTGTAGCCGTTGCTCTTTTAATCATGTCTTTGGTTCTTAATCGTCTATTAAGTTCCGCTTCGACATTATCGATAAACGTATCTATATCAGACGTTAAATCTGATCTATTAAGATAATTTGCTATTGCTGTTTTTAATTCTGAATATGTCATACTTTACCTTGCCAAGTTCTAAATACTTTATTATCTGGGTCGTTGAGCCATTGTTTCCATTTAGCTCTATCTTTTGACCAGCCTTCGCGTAATGCCTTTTGCCAAATCACCATAGGGACTTCAGCAATGTGTCGCATATCTTTTCCAGGCTTAAGTGTATTGTCTCTTAGTTTCTTAACGTGGTCAATGACGGGAGCAACATCTTGAGTCGTATGATAAACCAGCTTGTCATCTTCAGTAATGAACTCTGATTTATAACCAGTTTTATGGTCGGTGATTGTACGTTTTGTTGCCATATTAAATAAGGGCGGGAGAGCCGAAGCTCTCCCTAATTCTAACTAACTTATGAAGTAGTTAAGTCAGCAACTATACCGTGAGCAGCTTCGTTGCTCATTTCTAGTCCGTACTCAGTCACAATCATTTTAGTTTGGGCATCCCCGACAGTAGCGATATCAACTGTTTTAAAGTCTCTTAAGAAAGAAACTTTAGCATAGTCTGGATCAACTAATAATAGTGATCTTTCTCTGCTGAAGTTAGATGGAATGATTTTTAACTCACCAAAGTCTGAAGCATAAATAGAAACAGAAGCCTCTACTGTGTTTGCATCAACCATTTGTCTTGAGTTAGTTCTACCTGTGAAACCAGATATTTTCTGCTTGTTTACAGGGCCACAGATTGCCATTGAAGGCTCTCCACCGTTTGTGAAACAAGATTGTAATACTGCTTTAAGTAAAGTTTCAGTTAAAGCTCTTTGAGTTCCGTCTGTTGGAGCTGTACCACCACCAGTAGGTGCGCCTGATGCTGCTTTACTGTAATTGGATTTTATCCAAGACTCAAAGCCACCAGTTTTTCTAGCTGTTGTTGCGTTACCAGTTGTTTTACCACCGTTTTGACAGAGAGCTGTTTCCATGTCTCTTTTCAATGCTTTAGCCATAATAGCTAATTGATGAGCCATTTCTGACTTCTTACCAGCTGGGTCAGATGCTTGTTG